GCTTGTCCTTGAGGCCGGTGTATTGCATGACTTCAAACTCTGGGCGTTTACTCATCTCAACTGCTCGTTCCACGTTAGCCATCATTCGTCTAAGTAGATTATCCCAAGCCCTGAACTTAATCTCTCTCATTGCTTCCTCCTTTCCCTGATAGTATTAACTATTTATGCCGATTTGTCAACTAGCTGGTTGCTGAATTAGCTATCCTCCAGTTTCTCCAGCAGGGTATAGGGTACGGCCATATGCCCACCTTTGTCATCTGTAATTTTATAAAACCCTTCAGGCCAAGGGAACACGTGTTCACATACTTCTTTGTTGCTTACATACTTAGTTGGCGAGTGTATAGTGGCTAATTCAGTTTCAGGTAAATCAGGGTCAAGATGTTGAGGTTTCCCACATTCAGGGCAAAAAAACTCGTAGTTTCTATAATGCACTCTAACCCGTCCCCCGACTTCAAAGGTTGGTATTTCAAACATCACACCCCCCTTTCATCACCGTAGGCTGTCTTAATCCTGGCATCCCACCAGATTTTATCCTGCTGGTATTTTATGTATTGCCCCCTCATGGGAGTGGTGCAGTTGAGGGTATCTATTACCGGATAGTGTACCGGCAGAGCTAATACCAGTTTCATTGCGAATTGATAGGCTTTAGGTTTCATCTCTTAGCCTCCTTTCTAACAAAGACCTGGTTGCAATAGGGGCATGGCCTTCTATCCCCTGCTGGCCAGGCTGATACATGGTTCTTCTTATTCGGGCAATCCATAGCTACCTCCGTTCAGATAGTGGACACGCTCCTCCATAGTGTATTCCAATACTATGCGACCGGCGATATTCACAGCCCGCCGCAGGTCACCCTGGCCGTACAGATGCAAGCCATACTCAAATTCGAGTATCAGTGTCCAGCCTTCCGTGTTGACCTCGTAATCAGTCAATAGTCACCTCCGTTTCTCCTTTCCTTATGTCTATTTCCACAGGTATCCACTCAATCTCATCGACCCACAAAAGGTTATCCGTCCCGTTCACCAAAACCTGTAGATGACTACAAACCACCCTACCCGTGACCTTCACTTCTCCCCAGAGGCTTGCAACCAGAGCATCACCAATGTACAATTCTTGGTAATGCTCTCCCTGTCGAGCCTGTAACTTAACCACTCCATTACTACCTGTCATTTCTCTTACCCTCCTTACTTAACTATCTTAATTATAACCTACTGTTGCTAGTTTGTCAACCCCTATAACCATAATAATCGACAGAATAGCATAATAGTTATCTGGTGCCCTGGCTAGCTATAAAAAGAGACAAAGAAAAGAGGGCGGGTAGTTTACCCCTACCCGCCCGTTCAAAGTGGCTATATTTACGGCTGGTGGCCGCTGGTGAAGTCTCAGGCCGTCAGTCGCTTTTCAGTTCCTTGATGTCCCGCTCTGCCGTGTTTATCCGTCCCGTCAGAGCTGTGCTTATACCCTCACAATGCAATCGAAACGCTCCTACCTTTTCGTTGATGGCCGATAAACCCGTGTCCTCATCGTTAAGCCGATGTAATACCTCGTCGGTCTTGCCCTCTAATTGCTGGTCACGTTTGGCCTGGCTCTTACCGTTGCGTATCCATGTAGCACCGAGTCCAGCGGCAATAGCCACGAGCCCCACAACATTTACTATCTCAAATACCACTAGCCCTTTTCCTCGCTTTCACCTAGTACGATAGATACCCGCAGTTTCCTTCTCATCTCGCCTCCGCTTGTCTGATATATTAAGCCAGTTAGAAAGGAAGCCCAGCATCAAAGCCAGGGCGGCTATCGCCATTACCAGTAGACCGATAGCCAAGGAAAGCTCCAGCGTGTTAATCCAGGGCACACGCTCATAGAGTAATAACTCCTGATGGTGGTATAACCGCCAGAATATCCAGGTGGTAAAGCTGGCCAGGAAGATAAACATACACAGCGACAGTATTACGAAGTTGACAAATAATCCTCTTTTCATGGCATACCTCCTTCTAATAGTATTAACCATGATTGCCAATTTGTCAACCCCCTAATTATATATCAGGTAGAAGCCGACTACGTGCACATCATCCGCAGCGTCGCTCAATGTTAGATGCAAGGCTACCACATCACCCGCCGCCAGGGCGGTCAATATCCCCGATGCGTCCACACCGTAAAGCTCATTCTGCGTTACATTGTAAGTAGTAGCATTATCGCTCTCGTCGTGTGTATCTCCCTGTTCACCTTCCGCACCATAATAAGCTCGAATATCCCAATTCGCCGCTGCGTCAGTTACCCGTGGCATAACAACTATTTTGGCTGTGATTATGGCTAGAAAGTCGAAGGGACAGCGAAACTCCATACCTCCTACATCGGCTGCCCCAGTCAAAGAGGCACCCCACTGGGAACCTAAGAGCGATGTGCCTATTCCATTAGAGCCATATGTAACGGGTACCCATAGCTCCCGTTGTTTGAGGTAAAGCTGGTTATCCCGTACAAAGACATCCATGATGGCTTTGGTAACAAGCTCGCCAACATTCCAAGTTCTCGGTGCTGTCCAGGCCATAACGCCTCCTTAATATGCTAACCAGGTAGTAGACTCCAGTTCGCTAAAGCCTACCACTTCCAGTATCCAGTACATCTGTGAGTCGGCGTCACTGAGTAGCCAGGTGGTCTTCCAGGTATGCCGCACAAAGTCGATGTCGTGGATAATGCCCTCAATGAAATAATCGCTATCTATGCTGGCCTCGTTTAGCCGTAGCGTGATGCGTGTGCTTATGTCATATCCTAATGTTTTCGGCCAGAGATTATCAGGACTGCGTTCTGGTTTAATGAGCATACGGCGTGGCCGTAATGACGGGTCTTTGTACCGCTTTAAGAGGTAATTGGCCTGGCTATCCGCATCAGCGTCAGCGTTCAGCAAGAGCCCCGTGCGGGTTAATGACCGCACGCCATAGGCGGTCTGACTGGCTGCATCCGAGGCTGCTTGTTGCGTGCCCCCAGTGCGAGTCATACGAATGTCATTATAGATAAACTCATCGTCATATTCGGGCTCAAGATTGTGATAATGCTGCTCACCCAAGTCATCGCCAAAGGTAGCCTGGCTGACCAGGTGCGCACCCTGTAGCCTGTGGTGTCTATCCTCGAATTGAATATCACCATCACCCGCCTGATAGATAATGCCAAGCTCTGACTTCTGCACATCAAACAGGTGCGTCATGGCCTTAACATCAGCTATAGCTCCTGTGGCTTGCATGATACTCTGTCCGGCATCCACGTCCCTATCACCCGCTGGCCAACTAATATCATCCAGTACATTGTCTATGCGAGTGCCGCTGAGTTCGGCAACGTAGCCAGCATTATTCAGGTCATAGCGTGAGAGGTTTTTGATCACGTCAGCTCCACGCAGCTTAGTCAATGGCCCTTGTCCGCCTGACCTTGAGAGCCAGAGAGGTGTCCAGGCTTCCGCAAAGCCAGTATATAATTCGTAGAGTACGGCACTATAGGTAGCCCGGATATTGATACGCTTACCTGGCAGCATATCAGGGGAGTATGCCCCGCCCGCATTGAGCGGCCAATAATCACCCCTGGAATTATCCAGTTCAATAGTACAGGTACCCGCTTCCATACGGTCTAGCTCGTCCTGGCGGCCCCGTTTAATAAGGATACGCCGCACGTCATTGGTAATATCACTCCAGACGGGCACCGCATCAAACGGGTCGCTACCGAAAGCCACTTGAACAAGCATAGTTGGGAAAGTCATTATTGTAACCCCGTGGTGACGTTGCGGAATTGTACCTGTAATAATCCCTGACGCACGCTGTCTAACAGCTCGTCCTCAGTCAAGAGTGAACCCGCTACATAAATATGGAAGGTATCGCCGAAGCCGCCACGGTCTAAGGGTATCACCGCTTCAGGCCCCTCATCGCCTATATTGGCCAGCATGGGACTGGTAACGATTCCGCCGTCACCGAGCGATGGTGGCGATGCGGGTGGCCCCTGTGGACGAGAAGGCGGCGCAGGCCCAGTGGGACCTTCACTCCCACCTTTATGCGTCCGCTCGTATTCCTCACGTGGTATCCATTCGCCATTGACGTTAACGTGCGTCTTATATTTACTCCCCTGGTCATCACCAAATAGACCGCTAAAAGGGCCGATGCCTGCATATCCCAGCGCCGCTAATCCAGCACCAGCAGCTAGTATACCTACTCCAAGCTTAGCCCATCCCGCCGGCCCCATTAGCCCGTGCATAATTACCAGGGCTGTGTTAATAGCGATAATAGCTTTCGAGACTTGACTAAAAGCCAGTAGTAAAGCACCACCAGCGCCCAAAGCCATAGCAGCTTTCCCTATCCAATCAACAAGTTCCGGGTGCATTTTAGTCCACTCTGTCATCTTTGTAATAATATCAGTAATACCAGTTATCAATTCCTGAAACTTAGGCAGGGCTACCGTTGCAATAGTAGCCCCAAAGCCCTCCAAAGATTTTTTCATGCGCTCTTTAGCATCCTCAAAGGCTGCCGCCGCATCCGCCGAGTCCTCACTGAATACAATATTCAGATCGTGGGCCTCTTGCCGCATCGCATCTATAGCTTCAGAACCATCATCCAGCATTGGCAATAACTTTGTACCAGCATCGCCGAACAATTCAAAAGCCGCCGCCGTTTTTTCTGCCGGGTCTTTAATATCACCGATAGCCTTGGCTATTTCAAAGAATTTCTGCTCTTGTGGTAAAGCCAAAAATTCCTCTATAGTAAATCCTAACGCCTCCAGCCGTTTAGTATATGAGTTATCAAGCCCTTGCCCAGCCATATCAGCCACACGTGATATGCGGCGAATAGCTGCCTCCATATCTCCTAGACTGCTTCCCGATAATTCAGCCACATGCTTTAACTCACTGAGTGATTCAGTCGTAAAACCAGTGCGCTTGGACATCTTAGATATTGCATCGCCAGCTTTAGAGTACTTATTGGTCAAGGCAAGTAGCCCGCCGCCAATGGCCGTACTTATGCCTACCATAGCGAGTCCAGCCTTCTTAAACTTGCCGGACATCTTATCGATGTTCTTGCCTATCTTGCCCAGCTTAGAACTGGCCTGGTCTTTAGCGCCTACGTGTACATCTATCTCAGCTTTTGCCATTACACCATCCTGGAAATAGCTACTACCACGCTTTCAAATACACCGCCCGTTAATAGCTTGCCGACATCGTTCTTGGTCAGGTTGGGATAAGTCGGATTGAGCAGATAATATAACAGGCTCTTGAGAGTCTTTATCCGTACATTGGTCATTAGCTGCTCCCAGCCCTGATTGAATTCCTCCTCAAGCTGCTCCATGATATTGGCATCCAGCATGGCCAGGTGGTAACTGTTCCCGTCACCCAGCACTACCTCAAAAGGTTCCTTTGACTTACCCATTGCTACCTCCGTTCGTTTTGGCATTTCGCCCACAAAGTCCTGGGCTTTATACGTGCGATTCTTACCGCTGGCAGTCATGGCCAATAGCTGGCCTATCCTGAATTCTATGCGGTACAGTTCCACGGCCCGCTGGTACTCGAAGTCAGCTACTAATTGTTTTAGCCGTCGAAACGATAGCAGCCCGATATACTCTAAAGACCAGCCAGTATGTCGGGCCACCATAGCGGTCATTTCCTTAGTTCGCATTATGTGGTCGGCCATTCCAGTGCGTGTATGCCACGGAAGTCGTAGCTATACATCACAAGTCCATCGACGGTAACTGCTGGCCTCAGATTGGTAATGATAGCCGAGCCCCGCCATTGCTGCGTAGCCGTAGAGCTTTCCCTTAACTCCAGAGCCACTACGGTTCCGATAGCCAGGGGAGCGCCATCCTTGAAGCCGTCAAACGAGCCCGACCATTCCATCTGTGTGACGGTGAATACCTTGTCCTGACCGTCTGAATAGCTGGTACTGTCCTCCACATTGGCCGCTACGTCCAGGCTCCAGGCCCTGATACCAGCCACTTGTGCCGCAGCAACGATATGGTCTAGCCATAATGTAGCCGCTCCAGGGTCGTTTGCAAAGAGCTGAATAGCTATAGAGATTGGCAACGTGGAATTCGTAAATAGACCCGCTACTACAGGGCATTGGCAGAATTTCCAGACATTCGCCACCAGTACGGGGAGGCTACATTGTACCTCTGGAGTGGCAGCCAAGGCATCGTTATCAATCAATATGCGGTAGTCGTCAGCCGTGTTGATATTAACGCTTGATTTTGCCCAGCAGAACAGTATCGTGTAAGCGGCCAAGGTTCCTAGAGCTATGACCTCAGACCCAAGTATATCCCCGTTGCCCAATCCAGCGGCTTGCACAAACTTAGCGGAAGCACTACCCACCTTATAGTCCAGTGTATCAGCCGTGGGGGTTACATCAGCGTCTGAAAACTCGTTCCAGATGTCCTCACAGTCCTCTACCACAAGACTGCCGACAAAGACGTTGCCGCCGTATCCTACTAATCTCGCCATATCGCCCTCCTATGCAGTCGCCACAGTCAACGCTCCCGTGCCACGGAAATCGTAACTGTACATTACGAGGCCGTCTACGGTACTCGATGGCCTGAAATTCGTTATGAATACATTGCCCGTATGCAATTGATTTGCCACAGCACTCTCAAGGAATTGACCCGCCAGAACCGTTCCAATGGCCAGCGGTGCCCCGTCCTTAAAGCCCTCAAAGCTACCGCTCCATTCCCGTTGGGTAACGTCGAAGGTCTTATCCTGGCCAGTATCAAAGCCGCTGGAATCCTCCACGTTTGCCACGTAGTCTATATTCCAAGCTCGTATTCCCACGATAGCGCCAGGCATGAGTAATGACCCGCCATAACCAGCTAATCTCGCCATGATAAGCCTCCTTTATTAGCTCCAGACTTGTAATTCAAATTCTGTTGATAGATACATTGTGTTTCCCCAGGCTGTGCTCCCTGCTCCCGTATGACTGTCCAGCTTGGAAGCACTACATGAGCCGTCCAGCGTCCTATCCGCATCGAGGGCGGCGAAGATACTTTTCGCACCCGTATTGTCTATGTAATTCAGTAAGCGGTTGAAAGCCTCCGGGCTATCCTGTTTAGCCAGGCATAATATCAATCTGTACGTTTGGTCAAAGTCAGGGTCAAAGTCCGTAGCGAATTTACCAGCGCCCAGCATGATAATCACGCACGGCAATTCCAGGGTATCAGGTATCTCATTGGTAGCATATACCCGCAGACCCGTGGGGATGGCCGCCAGTATCGTGGTTTTAATGCCCGTGCCTATGGCTTCAACGCCCATCAGTCAAACCTCTTTTCAATCTCTACGTGTATGTCGTGCCCTTCCTTGTCCATCCACTCCCGTAACAGTCCCAGTGCAAAACCAAACATACCCTGTCCCAGCCGCTTCGTTCCGCCCTCCATGTGTCTGGCTTCCATACGGGAGGTGCCCCATTCTACGAAGGGGGCATACTGAACTTGAGTACCTACCCGGGCACTTGTGGCACCTATCTCTTGTGTTATGCTTGAGCGAAGTTCGCCAGTCTTCCATACCGTGGCTTTCTTGACCAGGCCCGCATACTTCAGGGCTATCTTCTTAATGCCACTAGCTACCGGCTTGCCTATAGTATCCTTGTCGGTCAGCTTCTTAGCCAGCTTATCAGCGCCTATGAGCTTGAAAGTTAGTCCTGTCATAGATACCTAAAATAGTCTTTGATTATTCCCTTCACATAGGGGTCTTCGTCCTTATAAGATACGACCAGGCCAGTGTCCGGACTGCCCACGACGTCCTGAAAAGCCGAGTCTTTCCGCTTCCATGCCCGCATAGCAATTACCAGTGTAGCTTCTCTGATAGGCTCCGGGACCATGTAAATGCTTATCGGGGTAGTCAGTATATGGGCCGCCGCTGTGGTACCATTCATGTGACGCTCTACGTTGCACGTAGTGGCATTGATAATATCAAGGATATAGACTTGCTCATCCTCGATGCGTAACGTCATGCCAGCGCCCAGTGTGACCGTTGAGGTGACGGTTAGAACCAAGGCCACAGCCGTCAATGGATTGTCCTGCACTGTCTGACTTGAGGTGTAATATGGGGTAGCACTTTCACCGTCACCATATCCGTGGACTCCAGTCATTTCTATGCCCTGGCGCACGCCTCTAGCGAAAGAGCCATAATCACCCTGGTTGCTTAATTCAATCCGTTCTTTCGGGTAACGATTAGCGGGATAAAGAACGTAGTCGGTAGCGGCCATCGTAGCCTCATAGACACCATCGCCATCCTCGTCCAGTTTGAGGGTAGTAATACTCAGGAAATCGTCAATGAGTAGATTGCCATACTTGCCATCGTAATACTTGGCACCCTCCCAGGCGTAGAACTTGCGATGCGTTCTTTTATCCATGTGGCGGCTCGCGCTCTCAAGTATCTGGCGAAACCGTCCCTGCTCCAAATTTTGCTCTATATGGGCATACTCCGGGCTTTTCAATTCAAGGACATTAGCGTAAGCGTTCATTTACGGCTCCAATACAAAGGTGTCTTTTTGCTTGGTAATTATCGCCCCGTCTGTAGCTATGTAAAGCACGATGTACTCCCCCGCCACGACTGTCAGGGCCGAGGTATAATCATAATGGTCTAGGCCCACGCCGTCATTAGTCATAGCTACAGCAGAAACCACTTCCACCCCATTAGGATTAGAGATAGTAATAGTTATGGAGGTGGCCGGGTCGACTAATGTACCAGCCGCATCCCTGATTTCTATTGAGCATCTAATTGTCTCACCAATTTCAAACAAGGCCATTAACGCACCGCCATACTTGATTTTATAGTCAGGAGTGTGGATATACTACTCGTTATAATTAACTCAGTGGCATTGGATTTTGTGAAGAATAATAGCTGTGTTAACTGTGACGCTACATTCAAAACCGTAGCCGTGAACTTGGTTATGTTCAGGACTGTAGCCAACTGCGAGGTAATGAACAGGATTGTTCCAGCCTTGATAGCAGCCAGAACTCCAGCCATGCCCACTGCACCACTTCCTACTGCAATCTTGATTGTCCTCCCTAGAGTGCCAGCCATACCCACGGCACCGCTACCCACGGCAAGTTTGAATACCTTAGCGACGACTCCAGCTATGCCCACGGCACCGGCACCGACGGCCAATCTAGTTAATCGAGCCAGGGTTCCCGCCATGCCCACAGCCCCAGCACCAATACCTATTCTCGTTAGCAGACCTAAAGCGCCAGCCATACCGACTGCGCCCGCACCTAAAGCTATTTTGATTAGTCTATTTAAGATACCAGCTATACCAACAACCCCGGCGCCTACGTCTATTCTAGTTAACAGAGCCAGCGCACCAGTCGGGGCTAGAGTACCCGCTCCAACAGCCATAGCGATAGCTCGTCCCAAAGCTCCAGCTAATCCTACCGCTCCACCACCCACAGCTAAGGAGAATTTATACACGGTAGTCAGCACACCTGCCATAGTTACCGCCCCACCACCTAACGCTTGCACAAATCCCTTTACTGCTCCCAGTACGCCGCCCATTGTAACAGCGCCCTCACCTACGTCAATAAAGGTATATAGACCAAGATTGCCCGCCATAGTGACAGCGCCACCACCTACCGCCTTGGCTGTAAACCCGCCGCCTGCTGTATATTCGACATGAAGTTGAGGTGCTTCGGGGTTCGATAGATTGTGAGAATGGCCACCCCTAATAGCACTAGCACTACTACGATTGTCATGGTCTTCCCAGAAGATAACTATGTCTTGGCCAGTTGCCCAACCACCTCTATCAACTATCTCTTGAATTACGGTCTTTATTTCAGGAGAAGTATATTCAACCCCATCAGTCCATGCGGCTATACCATCCCAAGCTATCTTAGCCGTAGTTCTAGCTCTCCCATTATAATTGGCATAAGTAGAAAAGGCCGCTGCATCGTCGGCATCTTCCCCTTGGATATAACTTTTTACAGTTGTCGATGATTTAGTTCCTGATGCTGTTATTATTAAAGAGGCAGTATCTATTGTTTCGGCTTGGGCTAAGGCCACAGTCTGAAAGCGTTGTCCTGTGCCGGAGTGAGTAAACCCCCAAACAGTTTTCTGGCCTACTGTATGAGAATTCCCATCTTGAAACGCCCAAGCAGCTCCAGGGTACGTCTTATATACCCAGCAATCATCTGCATTTGCGCCTACTTGCTCATCAACATCAACGTCAACGAACACTGGAAAGATTGCTGTCTGAAGCCATGAGTAAGGAGTGCGAATACTGATATATAGTTTATTCCCTCTCTTCTCAAGAGTAGCTATTGATTGACCCTTATTAAAGTCAACTGGCTCAGAGGGGACGGTGTAAGGTTCACCATCATCATCTAAAAATATCTCAGGTTCAGGAGAAACCATATCACCAGGATTACTACCCCAATACCTGAGAGGCATAAAACCCCAGAGAACTTCACCATTCTTTCGGAACTCGATAATATTGAAGGTCTGAGTCTTGCTCTTTTTGTCCCAAAGCTCACCATCAACAAAGATGTCAAGGTCATTGGAGGGGTCAAATATAAGGTTCAATCGTAGGACAGGATTGCCACCATCAATGATGTACTGCTGTGGTGTGGGCAGACTAGCCAGTGAATCTATCTCAAGTATCTTGGCTAACCGAGTAGGCGTACACTTCCACTCAAAGTCAATGCATGTGCTATAGGCATCATCCCACCTGATAGTCCCTTGATGCGAAGGCATACCCACCCTTGGAAGCAGGTCAACTATGGGATTGGTAATTACGGGAGTGACATCTTGTGGCATACCGATTGGCTGTATTTGGTCAAGGTCATTAGTTCACTCAAGAGCCATCGGCTGCAACTCTACAGTCTCCCCTTGAGTCTCGAACTGGATAATCTGGCCAGCGGTGAGGTTCTCCTTTACCCGTATGTGATAGGCAGCCTTGACCATCTCCCAGTCCCAGGGCGCAGACGCAGGCAGGAACTCATTATCTATGTTCTGCCATCCATTATCAGGATAGTGGACTGAGCCAATGGTAACATCGACAGCAAAATGGTTAGCATCAGCAGAATCTACTCGCTTCTTACCGTTACGAGTACGTTTGTCTGCCTGCTCTATCCATGTACCTTTCGCTGCCATCTATCCTCCAGGTGTGAAGGTTATCGTGAACGTGAACTCTATTTGATTTGTGGCTACCACGTTGATGGCACCGAATACTGTCCTGTCCATCAGGATACCAGCAGCAGCGATGTTAAACAGGCCGTGCTCAGTGATAGCAAAGCCGCCCGCATAGGTATTAGTGGCCACCGATGTGTAGGTCTGCCCGCCATCGACTTGAGTACCCACGTCCCTGGCCTCACCGCATGGAGTACCCAGACCAGCATCGGCCACATTCTCAGCACCAACACCCGTCCCGCTATCGTGGAACTTGAAGTCACCAAAGGCAGCTAATTCAGCCACCAGGTTATCGACGATATACTCTACGAAGTCGTCAGTAACCACATGACCGAATACCTGCCGGTCATCCCCTGTGTAAACGTACAGGCCAGTCTCAGGGTCTTTCACCAGCTTCCTGGCTGTCAGGCATGTATTGAAATTGATGCGCCCGGCACCGAAGCCGGTGAATCCCAGGCCACGCTTATTGATATAGTTCGCTACGAATCTGTCAATTAAATTCATGGGAGCCTCCAATTAGCTTTCATAATTCCAGCCTGTATTTCTCTGATAAGGCCAGCCACAGAACGAGCAATGAGACTCGCCCGTTAACGGGTGCTTGTCTAACCGTTCTGAGCATATAGGGCACGCTGTCATTTCCACAGCGGGAGTATTTAATATAGAACGCCTCAAGGCGGCCAATGCTTTGAAATCCATATGCGCTCCCGGGAGTCCTAATCTTATTGGTAATCCACCGGGCATGGCATTCTCCTATGGGGCAGTAGCCCAGCCCCAGTCTTGATTATTAACAGCGGTAACGTAGATGTTAGCCGCATCAGGAGCTGCGCTGTGATAAGGGAATGCTCCGTTCTCTATACACCAGAGCATGATGTCGGCTGCGGTCGGCGTGAAGGATAGGCCATGAGCTATGGTCTGCTGTGCCCCCGTGCCGGTAGAGCTACCATGATTCTCGGTGACATAACCTTGATTATGGCGGATTTCATTGTTGCCCCCAGCACTATTAAGCAGAGGCCCCGTTTGGTTATCTCTTAGATTATTATTGGCTATCAGATTGTCATAGGCACCAACGCCAACTTCTACCCCATAATCTTGGGTCTTAGTCCCCTGATCATCCCAGCACCGATTATTCGTGATAATATTGTCGTGGGCAGTATCGCTAAATCGAATTCCATGTCCTGTCGCACTCCTCCCATTTGCCACACAGATATTCCCTGAAGCAATACACTCATGGCTTGTACCACCAATATCCAAGCCATGAGTACCATTAGCCCCAAGATACGGGCAATTCTCAACACTAACGCCCTTGACGCTATAGAGATATACCCCACGAGTTGTATTCTGGTCAGCAATTAGCTCACTAATTGAGCCTTCCCCTCCACTTTCAATCGTCATCCCTCGGTTATTAAGAAGCATATAGCCAGCCAGAACTCGGAAGGCATAAACTGTTTTAAGATATATCCCGCTACTACCACAAGATTGTGCATTAACATTAATTAAAACGGGGTTGTTTGAATTTTGAACACCACCGTCAGCGAATACTCCATGCCGATAGGCATTGGCTATCTTGATATTTTCAAGTGTAAGGCTAAGTAAGCCAGTAAAATCAATAACATCACCAGCAGTTTGATTGGCCTTATTACCATCTATGCGGAGGTTAGCTAATCGGCAATGATACCGATTAGCTCCTGAACCTTGAAATAAATCATCGTTTACCCCATTGGATAACCAAATTACTGTACCCGCATTAGCTTCAATATTGATATAATTGGCGTTGAGAAGAATGGGATTGGCACAGTAGAAATTACCTCTTGATAACCAAACATCTAGATAGGCAACTGCGGCATTTATCTCGAAATCATCATCTACCCCATCACAGAGCCATACAGGATAGCCGCTATTTTGTAACACCAGCGCATAATCTTTAATGACAGTTGGTGCATCGTTAGCTACTACCCAAGCTGATGCCCCCAGAGAGCCGAGGAAAACACCCTCATGGGTATCTGTGTTAATCCAGTCATCATGGTCAAGGATATATTCCCCTCTGACGATTGGTAATGTTTTGTGGTGTATTCCAGCCATAATTAAGCCCCGTCAAATAGATAGCATTCTGAAGCGTATATAGCGTTTATCTGGTCTATGGTTAACTCATAGTTATAGAGAGTAGCCAAAGCCATTTCGATATTACCAAAGCTCCCACCATTTACAGCACCAAATTGAAGGTCGGCTGTCGTAGTATCTGGCACGGTATAAACCGCATCTGTATTGGCCACGACTCCATTCTTGCAATGCTGCGCCAGGTTCCCAGCAGCATTAAGCGTAACGGCATAGTGAGCCCATGTGCCGACAGTATATGTAGCATTTATAAAGGCATGACTGACTCCACCTTGCCTGATAAGCCAGATAAAGTTCCCCGTATCCATATAAACCGACATTCGATTATCGGCATGAATCCACTTGCCCCATATACGCCTGTACTGAGTGTAAGTAATTATCTTTACCCAGTACGTCATGGAGTAACCGTTACCGAATGCTATGGACGGGTCAGCAGTAATGGCTATCAAATCATTGGTACCGTCAAACTGTGGCACCCATAGGCCAGAGGATAGCTGCTGCCAGTCTGGTTGACCCGCTCCCAGGAATGCACCATCATTACCATACCGGCTCTGGTCAGGCCAGGCATCGGCTGGCTGTGCCGTACCGTATGGACTCCAAAAGCGGGGAGATTCAAATACAACGCCTCTAGTTATCATCGGGCAAAAAACCCCCGTTCGTTCTGGAACATCCTGTAGATTTGCGCCTGGGTAAGCACGTAGTTATAAACACGAGGCGGTGAAACAAGCCCCTCGATATAATCAGCTATGCCCGTATTAAGAATAGCCCCCACTGAGAGGTTATCTCGAATATCGAATATGGCGTCAAACCAGTTGCCCGTGTTCGCCCCAGAAGTAACCGTGAGCCCCTGCACTACCGCATCGACATAAAGTATCCAGGCTCCCGCTGTAGTATCTCCCATGACTGCGCACTGGTGCCATAGGCCGTCACCGCAGGCCACATCACCCGTGATCTGATTGAGAGCCCCGCCATCCCTTTGCACTATCTCCAGAAAGCCAGTAGTCTGTACTAGCCGTAACTGTAGAAAGTTGGTATCTGTGCCCGTATCCGATGTGGCGAATATAGTCTGGTTGCCCGTCAGTATAGAGCTATTTATCCAACCGACAATAGTTCCCGCCCCGTCATAGTCACGCCAGCGTGCCTCATTCAAGGAAGCGTAGTCACTATTACCATCGAGAGTTAAAACCCACAGGCCGGATACCAAGCGAGTCCAGGCAGCGGTAGCAGCGAAGGCCATATCAGTGCCAAACCTCGACATATCCTCCAATGTAGCAGGAGGAGGCGTTGCGCCTGTATACCGCCTGGGATTAAAGACGTTACTTGACACTCTCATAGTTTAGACTCCAAGGAGATACCGCTCGGTTTCAAATATATTGCGGGCCTGTCC